ATATGCCGGTGTTTCCCCTACGGTGGCCACTGAACGCCTAAAGGGCGGGAATGACGCTGTTGACCGGGGGCAGCGTTGGGAGCAGTTCTACCGCGAAGAAGGCGGCTTGCGGGATATGCTCGACAGGCTCCGGCTGGAAGCATTTGAGGCCGCTGCGGAACTGGACCCGAACGACACTGACAAAATCTACTATTGGGCCACCGCTGACCGAAATTTGCGCAGGTTGCAGCAGAAGGTCGAAGCTGTCGTTATCACCGGCAAGACCGAAACTGCGGCGCGCGAACAGTTGGCGCGAGAGGCCAAACTGCGGATTGTCCGAGCAGAGTTTTAACCGCCGCAAGGCACCCCTAGGAGCAAGTAAATGGCCCATCTGGAAACCCCGGAAGCCGTTGACGCGCCCGTCAATGATGACAGCGCCGCAGCGGTTATGGATAAATACCTCACGTCCGAATATGGCGAGGGGGAAGAAGAATTGACCGGCGACGAACCCGATCCAGAAGGCGATGAACCTGATAGTGAGGATTTGGACCCGGAAGATGCTGACGAAGGTGGGGTCGAACCGGAAACGGCCATCGAACCCCCTGTTAGCCTGAATGCGGAGGAAAAAAAGGCATTTGCAGCAGCTTCCCCGGAAGCCCAGCAGGCATGGGCCGCAGCAGAAACCCGCCGCAATGCACAGGTCCAAGAGGCCACCACGAAGGCAAGTGAGGCCCAGCGCACGGCAGACGCCCGCGCAGCCAATGCCGACGCAGTAGCACAGCAGGAAGCCGCGAAAGCGATTCTGGAAGTTCTCCAGCACTATCAGCCGGTCGAGCCCCAGCGCGAATGGTTTCATGATGATGTTACTTATCTGACAGCATGTCGCCAATACGACAACGAGTCTGCCCGGTTCGCCCAGCGCGTCCAGCAGGCAGTGTCTATGGAACAGCAGGCAAGCCAAGCCGTTGACCAGCAGTTTGCTGAGCAGCGCGAACAGGAACTGGCCTCGCTTGTCCCCGAATTTGCTAACCCCGCAACACGAGCGGAGTGGTCTGAAAAGGCTATTGGAATGGGCCGTGAACTCGGCTTTGACGATACCGAACTTTCCGCGTTGAACGCCAGAGGCTACAAGGCCCTTGGTGACGTTTTGGGTTGGAAGGCCAAGGCCGAACGATTCGACAAGGCGATGTCCAATAAGATGCAAAGGGTGCGCGAGGGTAAGACCCGCACACTCCGCCCCGGAGCCGCTCAGCCTGAGCGCAGCGGACGAGAGGCGACCAACGCAATCACCAGGCTTAAACAAACGGGCAGCGATGCAGATGCGCTCGCGGCCTTCACAGCACTAGGAATTTGAAATGGCAGTACCCTCGAATACTTTCCAGCGCACCGGCAAGGTTGCCGTCCGCGAGGAACTTCACAATACTATCAGCAACATTGCGCCTACCCAGACTCCGGTAATGTCGAATATCGGGCGGGGTTCGTGCAAGCAGACCCTTGTCGAATGGCTCACCGACACGCTTGCGGCGGCGGATCAGGACAACGCGGTTATCAATGGTGATGACGCGGCGAACGATACGCTGACTGACGCGGTTCGGCTGGCCAACTACACGCAGCTTTCGGATAAGGTGGTCGGCATTTCGTCCACTACGCAGGCTGTGGATTCGGCGGGCAACCAGACCAAGATGGCCTACCAGATGCTCAAGAAGTCCAAGGAACTGAAGCGCGATATTGAAAAGCGCATCAGCGGCGCGAAAGCGGCTGTTCCTTTGGCTGACGGCACTGCGGGCCAGTGCGCGGGCATGGTTGCGCAAATTCGCACCAACGGTTCGCGCGGCGTGGGTGGCTCTGCCGCAACCCTCTCTGGCACTACTTCCGGTTATATCAACGCGGCCCCCACCAACGGGACGCTGCGCACGGTCACGGAAGCTATGCTCAAGGATGCCATGCAGGACGCATGGAACGAGGGTGGCGAACCGACGATGGCGGTCATGTCCGGGGCAATCAAGCAGACCTTTAGCGGGTTTGCGGGCATTGCACCCAACCGGCGTGAATCGGGCAACAAGGCGGTTACTATCATCGGGGCGGCGGACGTTTATGTCTCAGACTTCGGCGATGTGTCGTTTGTGCCTTCGCGCTTCACCACTGGCCGTGACGTTGCGGTGATCGACACCTCGCTTTGGACGCTGCTGTATTTGCAGAACTTCCAGACCGAAGACCTCGCCAAGACCGGCCACGCCGACCGCAAGCTGTTGTTTGCGGAATACACGCTCAAGTGTCACAACGAACTCGGCAACGCCGTGATCGCTGACGTTCAGGCATAACAGGGGCGGCGGGGGTTTCGGCTCCCGCCGTTTTCCTATGGAGGTTGTGATGGAAGTTAAGACCACTGAGAAGAAGGCCAAGGTAAATACCCACGAAGTTGCCATCCATGTCGGTGACGGGCGTAAGGTGCGGCCAGGCGAAACAATCCCAGCTGATGTGTCGGTGGAAACCCGCAAGGCTCTTGAGGCAACGGGTTATTTCAAATGAAGAAAGCGCTGCTCGATCATGACCCATTGACTGGGATAACCCAGTATTTCGGGTGGGATGCGGACGGCGAATATATCATTGACGAGTTCGACCAGACGCTAACCAATGCTATCATTGACCGCAATAAGGCGCTTGAGGGCGAGGGTATGGGGAAAGAGATGCGGTTAGCCGCCTCGATCCCGCCGCAAGTTCAATACGAGTGGCTTGATAAGTTCGGGATTGAGTTTTGGAACCCTGCCCACAAGGACGGGGTGAAGCGATTACTTAATGACCCGGATTACCGTTACCTTCGCGTTAATCACTTCATGATTTAGGGGAAGTCGATGCCTGCTTTTGACGTTCCCGCGAACCTAGCGCCCGACACATACGAAGAGCTTATTAGCGCCATTTCCGAATGGCTGGACCGCACGGACCTTGAAGGCTCGGCCCCGCAAATGATTGCGCTGGCTGAAGCAAGGATGCGGCGCGAACTGGCCCCCCTGTTTACCGAAACATCGGCAAGCGTTGCGGCTGTTGACGGGCTGGGGGCACTGCCTTCCGATTACGGCACGTTAAACCGCGTGATGTATGGCACTCGGACGCTGCCTGCCTATGGGCCTAGCGCTGCGCCGAATGTCCCGACTGAATACAGTGAACCGCTGGGCTACACGGTGGAAGCTAACCAGCTTCGCCTATGGCCGGAAGGCGACTGGACGGTAACACTGCTTTACCAGCCTACACTGCCGCAGCTTTCAACGGCAAACAACATGAACGATATGCTCTCAAAGCATCCCGACGCCTATTTTCACGGCGCGATGATGTTCGCTGAGGGCTATGTTGCCAACGATAACCGCGCTTCGATGTTCAAGGCGCTTTGGGATGAATGCCTTGCTGAAATGAAGGCATATCTAACCCGGCAGAAGTTCGCAGGCCCACTCGTTCCCCGCGTTGCGTTTGTTCCATGAAGTCGCGCCTTCCCCTTCCCCCGTTCCTGCCGGATCAGAGCGCCAATAGCGGTAGCCTAGACACGGCTAACAACGTCTATCCCAAAACGGATGGGTATGGGCCTATTTCGCAGTTTTCGTCATTCTCTGCCCAGCTAAGCGCTGCGTTCAGGGGTGGGGCAAGTTTCATTGCGCTTGACGGAACGAGTTATCTGTTTGTTGGAACCGCTGCGGGTGTGGTGAAATATGCCGGGGGTTCATGGACCGATGTTTTCACCGGAATGACGGTTACGGGCCATTGGCGCTTTGCCCAATTCGGCAACTATGTCGTTTGCGTCAACGGGGTGGAAACCAAGGTTATTGATCTGGCAACGGGAACGGGGTCTGTCCTGACCGACGCGCCCGCTGGCATCACTGTCGGGATCGTGGGCGATTACGTTGTGATCTGCCAAGCCTCTAGCGACTTGCTAGGTGTGTTTACCAGCGGGTTTAACGACCATACAGATTGGGATTATGTCGCTTCAACTGCGACCTATCAGCCGATGCTTACGGGCGGAGAGGTTATGGGGCTGGCAGGCGGCGAATACGGGGTCATCTTGCAGCGCCAACGGCTGGTTCGTATGTCCCGCACTGGTGACGCCACCGCGCCGTTTACCTATGATGATATTTCCACCAACGTGGGCTGCGCTTCCAAAGGGTCTGTAGCGCAATACGGCAATCGGGTGTTTTTCCTGTCCGATGCTGGGTTCAAATGCCTGGTCGCAGGGCAGGAGCCGGTTCAGAACATCGGTTCGGAAAAGGTTGACCGGACGTTCATCAGCGAAGTTCCCCGCGATGATTGGGAGCGTATTTTCACCGCGATTGATCCCCAATCCAAGGTGGTTGTATGGTGCGTTCCCAACTCCAAGCTGTGGATTTACAATTGGGAACTAGACCGCTGGACCACAGCAACACCTAACGCAGAAGGGGTGTTTTCAGGGTTCACCACGTCAACCGACCTGGAGACTTTGGCGGTAACGTATCCCGATTTGGACGCGATGACGATTAGCCTTGATAGTCCGCGCTGGTCAGGGGGAAGCCCAAGGCTTTACGCGGTGCAATCGCAAGAGGTGGGCACGTTCTACGGCGATAGGCTAGAGGCTACGTTTGAATACTCGTTCAACGAACTTTCGCCGGGGCGGGTAGCGCGGGTTAGAACGATCCGGCCTGTTACCGATGCAACAGACGGCCACACTATCACGCTTGATTGCCGCGCAAGGCTCGGTGACGCCGAAAACATCAAGACGGCTTCGGCTATCAGGACTAGCGGGATTATGCCTGTGCGAGGCTCTGGACGCTATATCCGGCCTAGATGGACTATCGCGGCTGCAACTTCATGGAGTTACGCGCAAGGGCTTGATCTGGAATTGGAGGCAGGCGGTGAGCGCTAGTCCTATCCCTGAGACAAACCAGCGCCCTGACTGGCCTCGCTTGGTGGCTAACAAGTCACGCGAACAGGATGGGCGGTTGAACGCGCTGGAAAGCGGCGCAGGCGG